AAAGGGCCAACCCAAAGAGGCTCTTTCGGAAAGTATACCATGCCCTGTTGCATACGACCTTGAATTGCTCTAGCTCTTGCTTCTTTATCTCTCCGTCCCGTTTTTAAATCTCTAAAATAAGCTTCGTTTAGCCTACGTTCCCTTACACGTTTTTCTAGAAACGGACCTAATGCCATCTCTATGTGACCTTTTTCTATACCAACTACTCCAGGTCTCCAAGTTTCGTATAAGTCTAAAATTCTTTCTACGAGTTCAAAACCATCCCACTTGCCTCGTACACAGTCTACTACATATAGCTTATCATATTCATCAACTGCTACTACTAATCCTACAGAATAATCGTTACGTTCTCGTTGTCCGATTGCTAAATCCCAAGCACAGTAGTAACGCAGTCTAGTATAATCTAAATCAGCTTCATCGTAATAATTTATCATATCTCGATTAAAGTAGTCACCCTCATCTGCTACAGGGTTTTGTTGGTACAAAGCCGACCAATCCCTAGGTCCTATTGCTTTTTGGATTTTACCTAAAGAAGAAACGTCATATCTTTCAGGATGTAACGCTTCTCCTTCTTCTCTAAATTCTTCGTCTTGTTCCGCAATTGCAGGGTATTTAACTACTTCCCAATCGTCTGCCCCATCTGCAGCTGCGGCAAGCAACCTACCTGCTAAATCATCATCGTGCCATCTTGTAAGAATAACAAGTATACCTCCCCCTGGAGCTAAACGTGTGTATGCAGTTGATGTATACCAATCCCAAACTGAATCGCGACTGTACTCAGACTCCGCATCTTCTCGGTTTTTCACAGGGTCGTCTATTACAAGTACGTGAGCCCCTTTACCTGTAATACCACCACCTACACCAGCTGCTACATAACCACCACCTTTGGTAGTAAGCCATGACTCAACTGATTGAGAAGTTGGATCTAATGAAGCATCGCTAAATACGTTTTTATAGTTTGGTTCACGGAGCTGATGTCGAACTTTGCGCGAAAACGACATAGCTAATGACCCTGAATATGAACAACTAATGAACTCATGCTCAGGGTTTCTACCTAAATGCCATGCAGGAAACGCAATACTAGCTAACGTTGACTTGCCGTGTCGGGGCGGCATGAACAACATCAACCTGGGAGATTCTCGTTGCGTAACCGCATGGCTAAACTGTTCTAAGCGTTGGCATATATCTTTATGTACCCAACCCGCTTGATAATTAGAATCAAACCGCTCTACAAACGGTAACATGTGTTTACGTGCAAGTGCACGAAGCGCTAACTCTCGATGTGCTGCAGCTTCTTGTGTAAGTTTCTGTTCTTCTTTTTTACTTACTTTTACGGTCGGTTTTTCAATACGTTCAGCTTCGTCCGCTTTACAATACACACAAACACTGTCATCGGATGGATACAATGTTTCAGGGTGTAACGCTTTACACCGAACGCATTCTAATTTAGTAATTTCCACTAATAACTGCTATAAGTCATTTTTTTTCTTTTTTTAACTTTTTTCTTCTTTTTCTTTTTAGGTCTGCCGACCTTTGAACCGTAAGTTCCTTTACCGTATGGCATTACTTCCTCCCTTTTTTAATAAGTCATAAATGTTTAACACTTCCACCTTCTTCTAGCTTGTCTTATTCTAGAATTAGGATTGTTTCTGGTTTTTGCAGAACTTCTTTTCAACTGCCCTAATGACCTAGCGCAGTAGGATTTTCTTCTTTTAGCCGCTTTACTGCCTTTTTTAACCTTACCAGTTACAGCAGTTTTGAGCTTAGATCCAGGGTTTGCTTTTCTATATGCACGAACCCCTTTTCTGGTCATACCTGCACCTGCTTTAGTTTTACGGTAATTACCACCTTTACCAGTGGTTCTTGGTATAGCTTTAGCTCTTTTTCTTGCCACGAGTCTTTCTCCTCTTAGACGTAGACTTCTTCCTGGCTGTCTTCTTCTTAACTATAGTTTTAACGTTAGTAGGTTTACCTCCTGGGTTCCCTGCTGCACGTTTACGTTTAACGGCACTTCTTTTCTGAGCCGCAGTCATACTTTTAGCTTTAGCTTTTGGTACACATTTAGGGTATTTACGTTTACTTCCGCCTTTAGCTGACTTCCTGCCACAAGCTTGATACTTCCCTTTCTTCTTCGGAGCACCAATATCTACCCACTGTTCTTTGAACCATTTGGTTAATCCACCTCTAGGTTTACTAGCCACTTCTGTACCCTCCTCCTCGTTTCTTATAGGTTTTAGTTAAATAGGCTGAGGCATAAGCAGAAGGCCAAACTTTAAATTTACGTTTTGCTTCTGCTTTTACTCTAGCGTATAACGCTGGATTTGTAGGTTTCGCACCACCTTTCTTCCTTGCTTTCTTTTTCTTCTTTTTACCTGCCACGGTTACCCCTCCTCGGGACTGATTTATAACGATTCATTTTTTTAGCAAATTTTTTCATGTTAGTAGGGTGAGGGGCGTTTATGCCTGCGCAAGGTTTCTTCATTTCACACCTCTACCTAGTAATACATCAGCAAAAGTAATTTCTCCGTCTTTATTTAAATCAGGAAAATTAGCACTATTGCCTGTAGTAGGTTCTAGTTTCTTTTCTTGAGTTTTAGTTTCACCTATTTTTCCTGGACCTTTGTCCGTCATCTTTCTAGTCGCCATCTACTTTGCCTCTTTTTTATCAGTTTTGGGTACTAAATACTGGTTATCTACTCCTGCTATTTTTAGTAGCTCAGAATCAGGTAATCTTTCTAACTGTTCTATAGAATCTACATTAATATTTATCTGAGTTCCATTCTCAGATGTAAACAAACCGTGAAGTTTGCATAAAGAATCTACAACGCGCGTTTCTTCGGTTGCATTTACAGATTTTCGGTGCGCTTCTAAGTACATAGAAGTAGCTTGAGTTTTATCGAATTTTACTTGTTCGCGCATATCTTTGCGCAAATACGTGATTGCATTTTGTATTTTGGGGCGTTTGAAAACCTTGTACACATGTTCAGGGTCAGCGTATCCCGCAGCACGGCCCGCGGCCGCTTTTGTCATCCCACGTATGTAGAACAGTATTAAACGCTCTTCTTGGACCGATAGTTCGTTTAATTTTATATCCATATAAGGATAATGGGACTGCATTTCAGCTCTGTCCATATCAGTGAGTTCTGGTTTTTCTACGCTTTTACTCATCTGCAATTAATTATAGAGCACGAAAGTGCTTTTTGTGAAATTTTTTGTAGAAATTTTTTTGTGAAAATTTTTTTCAGAACCGCGCAGGCAGGGTCCTACTATCACTGCCATCACCCACCCCCACTCCCCGATTGCCTGTTTGGAACCTTGTTTTACATTTTCTGCCTGTGGAACCTTGTCGAGTAACGCACGAGCAAGACTCGTGTATATTATCTTTAGTGTTTAATTTCTTATAACAACTTAAATAAAGGAGATAAAAATGAGTATTAAACATTCGTTACGAAACGCTCTAGTAAGAGCAACAGCCGCAACCAAAAACGGTCTGAGCTTTGTGAACGAGCACGGTGTAGATATAGCTAAAGATGCAGCTACTAGAGCTAAAGAGTTTGCATCTGATATCTCAAAGCGCGCTGATATCCACAACGAGGCTAAAGCTCAAGTTAAAGCCCAAAAAGCGTATATAGATAGTGTGTACGCTAACTGGGAGCCACTAGCGGAATCATCGTTCGCAAAACCATCGCAGCCATCGCAGTTCAGTGATGAATGCAACAACATGATTGATCCGAACGAACACGATCAGTCGTAACTCTAACGGGAGAGTCAGCGATGGCTCTCCCCCCTACTAAAAGGAACCCTACACAATGAACAACTTTATTATTTATATAACAGCATTTTGTATCGGTTTATTTCTTAACTATGTAATTAACTTTACTTACTTACTTATTAACTAAAAGGAACCCTACACATGGATATTTACTTATTCAGTTTTATAATCTTCGCTTTTGCGTGTCTTACCATAGTGACTCTTGTCGCATACGCTTACTACCGCGAAGACCTTGAGAATAAATCTCAGTACATACACGACTTAGAAGTTCAAGTTGATAGCACAGAACGGCGCGCTATACGTGATATAGGTATCATCGAAGCACGTTATCGTGACAAGCTTGCTAAGTTAGAAAGAGAGCGATTAGCATGTGTCACATGTACCCCAACGCTCAAAGAAAGAGTTTAAATCTTTCCTTTTCCCCGATATCCGAAAGGGTATCGGGGTTTTTTTTACTAAGGCAGAGGCTAGTAGTGTGCGTTCTACTATCACTGCACTACTATCATCAACTTGTTTGATGATCTGCAGTGTTCGTGCGTTGCCCCGCGGGCAAGGTCGACTCCACTGTACCGACTGTACCACGTGTGTACCACTTGTTTTACACCGTGCTGGTACAGCTAGACCGTCTGCCCGCAGTGGGCTTCGCACGATAAAACTGCTTTTGTACCAACTGTACCGCTTAGATCTGACATACTTTTTTAACCGACCGCGGACCGTGGTTCGTTTTTCTTGTTCTAATTTCCTATTTTAGTGGTACATCTGGTACAGATTCATGTCTATGCCCCTCCCAGAAAGGGATTCAGCCTGTACCACTACTTTTTCGGTGCTGGTACAGATTTTCTTTTTTTCTATATTTATCAGCGACTTACAACTGTACCACTTGTTTCTTAGTTGTGGTACAGCAAAGCTCGGGCTGGGAGCCCGAGTATATTGGATTGAGTGTTATTAATTCTATAAAATAAGGAGTAGAAATGAGTATTCAACAGAAACGTCAACCGTTGGACTTTAATCAATCTAATGATTCTGGGTTGATTGAGTCTTTGTCTAGTTGTCCTGACCGTGAGTCGGTTCAATCAACTGTTCGTATTACAAATCTTTCATTGCAAGATGAAGATGGTGTAATTTTAGAATTCAAATCATATAGCAATTAGGAGAATTGATTATGAGTGAATTGTTTGCCTTTTTACTAGGCGGTGGAATCACATGGTTCTACTGCCTTTGTTCAACCCTCGATGACATAGATAACATGTCTGTATCAGACTTCAAAGCTCTTAAAAAAGACGTTAAACGTTTTGAAGAAGAGTACCAAGAAGCTATGTCTCAACCGTACACTACCCACGATTAGTGGGTTCTGTGCGCGGGCTGGGAGCCCGCGTATATGAGTTCTAGTGTAGTTTTTCTTTTAACCTTAACTATAAGGAGTAAATGTCTATGGCTAACGTAGATATATTTGACCCATCGGATCAAGAAATTGGTCCAGAACTAGTCCCAACCCAAGAAACACCTGAATCTGCACACGTACCAGATACGAATGCTGATCCAGAGGGTGCTGAGGCTCGTGAAGCAAAA